CTGGATCTGACATAAATACAGCATGGAGGACAGATCATGGTTCAACGAGTAGTCAAATTGATAGGCAGTGCATATTCCACCGGCAGCGATGTACATGTGCAAGTCACATACAATGGTGTAGAGGTTTTTAACGGCACAGTGCAGACTGTGGTCACAGATGAGGTTCCAGTTCACCCGGTGACAGATGATACCCCAATTGGCGGCTGGGGAGGGAAAGAATTATGCATGTTTGAGACCACAACAGACCTCACTGGTGAGATTCCTGTGATCATATCAGTCACAGGCGGCACCGTGTTCTTTGGAAATTTCTGGATGAACTATACCGGATTTGTCCAAGTGATTGGAGAATCTATCTTTTCAGACAATTCTGCCTCTCCTGACCAGGTTATCTGGATAACCACTGTTGAACCTGACTCTTATTATTCAGATCCAAACGTGAACACTGTGGAAAGTGATGGCATTTCTAATCTCACAAAAAATGGTGAACCCTGGGCCTTTAGAACAGATGTGGGAACACAACTGGGCAACTGGGTGTATCCAATCCGTGACGGTGAAACAATCGCTTTTGATTTTTTCGTAGATCCAGAAAAAGTGAGATTGACAGTGCCAGTCAACTGATCGTGACACGATCAACAAATACCCTACACAGCGTAGGGTTTTTTTTTGAGATTGACTGATATCATGTTCTGCACTATAATACACTCATGTCAACACCAAAGCACACAACAAAAACTGCTGAAAAATACCGCATTTTTCTGCAAGTAGAGTTGGAAAAAGATGCAACAAAATGGGTTGACTGCTATCTCAACACCTGCTACAATAGTGGCTTAACAACACAACGGGGCTAGAAACCATGAGTGCTATTCGTATCTTGCGCGGCGAGTACCGCGGCAAAACTATCAAAAACCAAAGCTTCTCTCTTGTGAGCGGCTTCCAAACGGGCGCCCGAGGCGGCTATGTGACTGTGCAAAACAACGGCACATTCCCCAACTGCCCTGCCACTATCCGCATCCGCGTGGATGCTATCTCTGACTACGAGATGATCAATGGCGACACAATAGAACAGAACACACCCGTTGCTAAAGTATCTAGTTTCACAGTAGAGACTGAAGAGCAAGCAATGACTCGTATTCGCGAGCGTTTTGAAATCCTTACAGAAATGTCAAAGGCATGCATTGGCGGTGACATCCGCGCAATGATCGTATCGGGCCCTCCAGGTGTGGGCAAGAGCCACGGCGTGGAACAAGAAATCGAAAAAGCCACACTGTTTGACAAGATCGCAGGCAAACGGCTTCGCGCAGAAGTTGTGAAAGGTAGTGCCACTCCTATTGGCTTGTATCAAGCTCTTTACAAATATTCAGACCCCAACTGTGTGTTGGTGTTTGATGACTGTGACTCAATCCTGCTGGATGACGTGTGTTTGAACCTGCTGAAAGGTGCTTTGGACTCAGGCAAGAAGCGCAAGATTTCCTGGTTGAGTGAATCTAGCACTCTGCGTCGTGAAGGCATCCCAGACAGCTTTGACTTCAAAGGCTCGGTGATCTTTATCACCAACTTGAAGTTTGACAAGATGAAATCGCAGAAACTGCGCGATCATTTGGACGCCCTGCAGAGTCGTTGCCATTACTTGGACTTGACCTTGGACACCATGCGTGACAAGATCTTGCGTATCAAACAAATCGCCAAAGACGGTGTGCTGTTTGCAGACTACGATTTTGAGCCCGAGACACAAGACACGATCTTTGAGTTCATGGAAACCAATCAAGATCGTCTGCGTGAGATGAGCCTGCGTATGGCGCTGAAGATTGCAGATCTGCGTAAGCTGAGTCCTGACAACTGGCGTCGTCTGGCAGAGACCACCTGCATGAAAGCAGCAGACTAATGGGTTGGGTAGCCGTAATTGTTGCATTACTTTGCGGCTACCCTTGGTTGGCGTTTTTTATTGCTGCTCTTCTTTTGATGTGAGTGTGTGAAATGGAAGTTTCTATTGTTTGGATGCTGTTGAATGGTTGGTTTGCCAAGCATTGTTTTGAGGATGGCAGCACCATGTCTGGGTGGGTGTGTTTGTGTATCAGTGCCTATTATCTGGCTCGATTGTTAGAAGTAATTTTTTAAGGAAACGATATGTTTGAAATCTGGAATGATGGTTTGTTTTTGTACACTGTGGACAACCAATATCAAGCGGATGAGATGGCAGCAGAAGGATTCCGTGTGGTGCGGATTGCATAAGGTTCCGGGCGAAAAGCCCAGAAACAGAGTCGCAGTGAATTTCTAGCCCGGCGACTCTTTTATGACAGGTGCTCGAATGGCACCTGTCTTTTTGACTTTTGTTTAGGCATGTGTTACTATATACACTATGAAAAGAGCAACTATAACAATCCGCGATGAGGTGAATATAAAGATTGAAGGCCTTGATCTCGACACTCGCAGAGATCTAGTGAAGAAATTCAAATACGATGTGCCGTATGCTCGTTATCTTCCTGCTGTGCGACTGGGCCGTTGGGACGGCAAGGTGGCCTACTTTCAACTGGGCGGCAGCACTTATGTAAATCTTTTACCTGAGATTATTCCTATATTAGAAAAACAAAACTACGATATTGAGCTGGACGATCAACGCGAATATACTACTACATTTGATTTTGTACAGGTGACAGAGACCACATATCAAGATCGACTATGGCCCAAGGGGCATCCTGCAGAGGGGCAGCCCATCTTGTTGCGTGACTATCAAGTGGAGATCGTGAACAACTTCCTGGCCAATCCGCAATGCCTGCAGGAAGTGGCCACAGGCGCAGGCAAGACCATCATGACAGCGGCGCTGAGTGATGCTGTGAGTGTGTATGGCCGCAGTATCGTTATCGTGCCCAACAAGAGCCTGGTTACTCAAACAGAAAAAGACTACATCAATATGGCGTTGGATGTGGGTGTGTATTTCGGCGACAGAAAAGAATATGGTCGGCAGCACACCATTTGCACTTGGCAGAGTCTAAACAACCTGTTAAAGAACACAAAGAATGGTGTGGGTGATTGCACCATCCAGGAATTTCTTGAAGATGTTGTGTGTGTGATCGTGGACGAAGTGCATATGGCCAAGGCAGATGCACTAAAAACTCTACTAACAGGTGTGATGGCGCAAGTGCCAATTCGCTGGGGACTCACAGGAACCATACCAAAAGAGCTGTTTGAAAGCCAAAGCCTGTTGGTGAGTCTGGGACCTGTGATATCAAGACTGGCTGCCAGTGAACTACAAGATCGCGGCGTGCTGGCTCAATGCCATGTTAATGTGGTGCAGTTGGTAGACATACGCGAGCACAAGACCTATCAAGAAGAGTTAAAATATCTCCTGGAGGAGCCCGGCAGACTAGATGCCATCGCGCAGTTGGTTCTACAAGTAAATGAAACAGGCAATACCTTGGTGTTGGTAGATCGTGTGGCAGCTGGACAAGAACTGGTGTCGAGGCTGGGTGATCGTGCTGTGTTTGTGTCAGGTGCCACCAAGGCCCGGGACCGCCAGGATGAATATGATGAAGTGTCCACTAGCACAGACAAGATCATCGTGGCCACATACGGCGTGGCAGCAGTGGGTATCAACATTCCGCGTATCTTCAATCTTGTGATGATTGAACCAGGCAAGAGTTTCACCAGGGTGATCCAATCAATTGGGCGCGGAATCCGAAAGGCCGAAGACAAAGATCATGTGCAGATCTGGGACATCACCTCAACATGCAAATTCAGCAAGCGACACTTGACCAAACGCAAGGTGTTTTACAATGAAGCCAACTATCCTTACACTCAGGAGAAATTGGCATGGCAATAGGTCGCAATCTTGCCAACAATAGTATACAATAAAGTCATGCGTATCCTAACACTAGACAATAAACCCTACGATCTTGATCATTTGCCCGAAGAGGTGGATGACATGAGGTTTGCCATATTAGATAATTCGGATCCTGCCAACCCAGACTATCACTATATTCCACTAATCTTTTTGGAAAGTTTCAGCGCACCTGCGCTGGTATTACAGATAGGTGATTTCAAGATCAAGATGCCGGTGGACTGGCAGATCCTGATCGGTGAACCCGATGTGGGAGATCTAGAAATGTTACCACTCACCAGCATAAATGATCGTGGCTTCAAAGTATTCCAATTCAATCCTTTAAGCAGTTTTAGACCCAGTTTCCCACCCATAGAGATCGTAGATGTATATCAAGAAGTGTCTTGGTATGCGCCCAAGCTGAAGAATGGGCAGATGTTGTGTGTGCCCATCAATGACGCAGAGCAGCCGGACTGTGTGTATTTTGTCAAAGACATCAGTAGAAACTGTGAGATAGTGGATTACAATCGAGCCTGGTGATGGGACAGTTGAAACCAGGTGCTGCCTTGATATACGAGCGTGATGGTGCCACGGTGTATCAGCGTGAAGCCGGTGCCGATCCTGCCACGCGAACAGAAGTGGGGCATGACCATGATCCTAGAACCCAAGATGGTAGACCACTGCGTGAACATATACAAGAAGACCAACTCTGGGGCGACATACGCAGAGCATCTCGCACCAATCCAGCTTTACAAGATATACTGGATCATGCTATAATGGTGTATCATTTGACTCGAACTGAAAAATCATCATGAAAAAGACTGTTAAACTCGCACCTGCTGACCCGTATACAGAAAAGTGGACTGACCTGTGGCTTACCAAGGAGTATGAACCGGATGAATGGGAACGCATCAAATGGGAAAAATTGTGGGAAACGGAAGAATATAAAGAAGAAAAGGGTGAGCCTTACTATGAACTTGCCGGCGATGAATACCGACTATTCGAAGAATGGCGAGACATAATTGTAGCCGCTGAAACCAATCCTGCTTTACAAGACCTGCTGGATCAAGCAAAAATGGTGTATCGACTGACCAAGATCAAATGAGCGACAAACTGAACATTTCAAACGAGATGCGGCAACTGGACGCAAAGAACCGTGACTTCTATGATGAGCTCACGCCAGAAGAACGCAAGAAGTTTTCTACATTCTTAATGGTGCGTTGGGGCTCGGCAGTGGATGGCAGCCAAGAGATCCAGGAATACTATGTACAGAGTGTGAATCATTACCTGAACAAACACTTCTTCACCATGCATCGACATCCCAAACTGCAATGGCTCATGGCCACAGCAGTGAGTCCAGGCATGGGTGCTCAGCGGCACAACTGGATCGCACCCAAGAAGAAAGAAGCCGGTGCCAGTGCAATAAAGAAACAGTTACGAGAACTGTATCCGCATTTGAAAGATGACGAGATTGATTTGATGGCTGCGCTCACTGACAAAAAAGAACTGGCTCAACTGCAACGGGCTCATGGCAACGACAAGTAACTTCACATGTAAGTATTGCGAGCGATCATTCAGCCGAGAAACCACGCTGAGTGTGCATGTTTGCGAGCAAAAGAAACGCTGGCAAGAACAAAGTGAACGCGGTGTGCAGTTGGGTCTGCAAGGCTATCTAAAGTTCTACGAATACACACAAGGATCTGCCAAACTAAAAGGTTGGGATGACTTTGCCACATCACCTTACTATCGTGCGTTTGTGAAATGGGGCAGGTATTGTGTGGATGTTCGGGTGATCCAGCCAGAACGATTTCTTGAATGGTTGTTAAAAGGCAACCGGAAGATTGACAACTGGTGCAGTGATCGGCTATACACAGAGTATCTTGTGACCCATGTGCAGAAAGAA